GGGCTTGACGTGAACGGCTTTGTCGCAGGGTACGACCTCAAGAACAGTCTGCGCAAACTCCGTGACGGCAACGGCAATCAGCTCTACGTCACGGGTGTCGACTCGAGTACGCTCTATTCGCAGCCGATTGAGTTCTCGCGTAATGGTGCATGGGACAAGACGAAGGCGCGCGCAATTGCGGGCGATTGGAAGTATTCCATCATTGGCATCCGCGATCAGATTCAGTATGAGACACTGCGCGAGGCAACGCTGCACTCGGTTACGATGAGTGACGGCAAGCCCCTGAGCCTTGCTGAGAATGACATGGTGGCGATCAAAGTAACGATGCGCCTCGGGTTCCTGCCGGTTAAGGAGAATGCATTCGCTGCACTCAAGCCGAAGGCGTAAGGAGGATACCGCATGGATTTTCAGGAATACGAAAAAGATGGCGTGACCATCACGGCGACAGAAACCGCCTACGAGGTCATCTACAAGGCACAGGGATTCCGTCCGAAGGAGGAGAAACCTCCCGAGCCCGTTCAAAACAACGACAAGAACGACACGGGGAAGGGCGGCACGAAGGGAGGCTCGCGAGGTGGAAAAGCAGGAAGCGATCCGGGTGATCACGGAGAAGGTGCGCCTGCTGGAGAGGCACAGGACGCTTGATGCCGGGCTTCTCGCGTTCTACATCGAGAAGCTTGTCACGGACATCCTTGACTACTGTCACCGCACAGATTTCCCCGAGCCGCTCGTTTATTCAGCGGTTGACCTTATCCGCAAGCGGCTCGCGGATGAAGATACGGCGGGCAATGAACTCGGCGTACCGACAAATGCGCCGCTATCAAGTGTCAAGATGGACGATACGGAGTTCAAATTTGCCGTGTCAAACATCGACCCGACGGGCTGTCTTGCCGATCTGGACTTTGCAACGCTCAAGCCGAAGCTCAACCGTTGGCGTAAGGTGGTGAGCCTGCCATGAGCCTCAAGGGGATCCTGCGCCGCATGATGTACCATGACCGCGCGGACGTGTACCGCCTCCGACAGGTACAAGCGGCAGACGGTTCGGATGACTACGCCGAGGAGGAGACGCCTGTCTACGAGAAACTCCCCTGCAAGCTTTCACAGTATGGCAAAGACCTCACGACGAACAAGACAGAGCGCGCGGTGAGTGTGTTTGTCGATCTGCGGCTCTGTTGTGATCCTACGTTTGACATCCGTGCGAATGACCGCATTGTTGTCCTGCGCGAGGGGCGGCGCATGGAGTTCGTTGCAGGTATCAGCTTTCCGTACTCGACACATCAGGAGATTGCACTCAGGCGCAGAGGGGAGGTCGGAAATGGGGGTTGAAATCAGCGGACTGGACGATTTTGAGAAAATGCTTGCGGAAGCGGAGAAGCGTCAGCGCGGCGCGGTCAACACGTTTCTCAAAGTGGAAGCGGAGGAGCTTTTAGGAGCTGCGCGGGACAAGACACCAGTCGATACGGGCGCACTGCGATTGAATTGGATGCGTGGACAGCCGCTGGGCGGCACGGTGGAGGTCGGGAATGCTGCGGACTATGCCGCTCACGTTGAGTATGGGCATCGAATCGTCCGCATGGTCGGTGGAAAGAAAGAGTATACGGGCAAGGTCAAGAAGGGCGTCCACATGCTCAAGACGTCCGTCAACGAACGGCGTGAGAACTTTCGTGAAAACGCGCAGGAGATTCTAAAGGAGATGTTCAAATGATTCCATCCCTTGACATCCGCAGCGCGCTTTCGGCTCTTTTGAAAAAGCACTTTCCACATGCCGTTTACTTTACAAACAATGCCGATTCTCAAAAGGGGTATTTCCACGTTGAGATCGCGCCGAAAAAGCGCATGGTTGACCCGACGATCTACGAGCGTGCGCTTGATATCACGCTGTCGCTCGTTCTGCCGCCCGACGCACGCGGGCGCATTGACCGCACGAAGCTCTACGAGGCGGTCGATACGCTCGACGCTGCTCTCATGCCTGTGCTGACAATTGGCGACCGTCATATTACTGTGCAGGAAACGAGCAGCCGCATCGTTGATGAGGTGCTGCACTACAGTTTTACGCTCGATTTTGCGGATGCTATGCCAGGCGAGGAATACGAGTTGATGGAGGAGCTTGCTATCAACGGACAAAGAGAACATACAGAGGAGGAATGAATATGCCAAATGAGGCTGAAAAGTTTGGTTTGCCGCAGGTCATCATTGACTTTCGCACGAAGTCGACGACCGCGATTGCCCGCAGTGCGCGGGGCATCGGCGTGATGATTCTGAACAACGAGTCGACGAACGTCTCGAAGTTCTACAAGATTTCGGACAGCACAGATATCCCCGATGAGGGGCTGACGGCGAAGAACGTGGATCTCATCAAGAAAGCACTGCTCGGTATCCCGCTGCGCATCTTGGTCTACACGCTGCCGATGGCGGACGTTACGCCGGGTGGCGGGGAGTCGTTGCTGAATCAGCCGGATGTGCTCAAGAAACTCCATAACATCAAGTGGAACTACATCTGCCATCCGACAGGCACGGCGCAGGATCAGGAAGACCTCGCCGTGTGGGTCAAGAAGGAACGCAATATCAAGCGTAAGACGTTCAAGGCGGTCGTGGCGAATTTCGACGCGGACGACAAGGGCGTTATCAATTTCACGACGGACAACATTCGTTGTGTGAATCCCGCCTACACAGATGCGCTGCAGGCGGCAGGCGGCGACCGCAAGAAGGGGAGCAGCTCAATCGCCGAATACCTCACCTACACCTCGACGGAGTATACGGCGCGCATCATGGGTATTCTCGCGGGGCTTGCCCTTGACCGCTCGGCGACGTACTACGAGCTGAACGAGGTCTATGACTGCGAGGTGTACGAGGACATCGACGACTGCATCAGTAAGGGGCAGCTGTGCCTCTTTGATGAGATGGACGGTAACGGCGTCAAGATTGCGCGTGCGTGCAACTCGCTCCATACATTCACAACGGACGTCGGGCAAGATTTCCGTTACATCAAGATCGTCGAGACGGTGGACATGATCACGGACGACATCCGCGACACGTTCAAAAATTCGTATGTTGGCAAGGTTATCAACGACTACAATCATAAGATGCTCTTCATTTCGGCGATTATTATCTACTTCCGAAATCTCAAGGGTAATGTACTGGATGACTCGCCGACGGCCATCAACACGGTTGACATCGATGAGGCGGCTCAGAAGGACTACGCCATCCTGCACGGCGATGATGTGACCAAGATGACGGTGCAGCAGATTCGCGAGTACAACACGGGAACACAGGTGCTTCTCACGGGGCGCATCACGCCTGTCAACGCGATGGAAGACTTGCGTATCACATTCACGATGTAAGAAGGGAGGTGAAAGGACATGGCGAGAGACGTAGAGGATGTGAAATACCGCGGTCGTAGACGCTGGAATGGCTCGCACGGGCGCGCCTGGTGGGACGGCGAACTGCTGTTTGAAATCGAGAAGTTCGAGGCGAAGGTGACGGCTGATCGCGAGGACGTGTTGGTTGGCAACTCGAAGGACAGTAAGATTACTTCGCTCACGGGCGCAGGCTCGTTTACGATCAAGAGCGTCATTAATCGCAACATCAACCGCTACCTTGAGGAGTGGAAGAACGGGCATGACCCGCGTGCCACTCTCGTTGGTCTCATCGACGATCCCGATGCTGTCGAGGGGCAGAAGGAGCGCTCCATCATAGACAATGTGTGGTTTAACGAGTTGGTGCTCCTGGCGTTTGAGAAGGGGCAAGTCGTCGAGAAAGAGTTTACGTTTGGCTTTACGCCGCAGGACGCGAGCTTCGTCGAGACGGTGGATGATTGAAGCTCAAGAGAATAAGATTTGCCCGGCGGAAAGTCTGCCGGGCTTTGTTGTAGGAGGAATACGAAAATGGCAGTATCTATCAAGGAACTCATCGAGAAGAAAGAGGAATTGGCGAACAAGAAGAAGCGCAAGTATGACATTGAGACGAGCGCAGGCAAGATGACTGTGAAGCTGCCGACACGCTCCTATGTGGCGGAAGTCATGAAGCTCGACGGCTCGGACGAGTTGCTG